CATACACAGATGACATGCTTGAGTACTGTAAGAATGATGTTGATCTTACAGAGCAGGTATATAAAAAGTTATTACAAGAAGGGAGAAAGTTCTCACAGGAATCCATTAACATGGAGCATAAGATACGTGCAATCATAGACCAACAGGAAACAAATGGGTTTGCTTTAGACATACGCAAGACCATAGGCTTGTTGTCTCGTTTGTCCGACGAGGCACACGAACTGGTGAACTGGTCGAAGTCCACATTCCAACCTACAGAGATAAAGTTAAAGACAAAGACCAAGTACATACCTTTTAACATAGGATCAAGGCAGCAGATAGCTGACCGTCTTCAGGCATTGGGATGGGAACCAAAGCACCATACTGATAAGGGTAATGTAATTGTAAGTGAGGAGATCCTGAATAAGATTGACATGGAAGAAGCCAAGAAGTTCTCTCGTTTCTTCCTGTTGCAAAAGAGAATAGCTCAAGTCCAATCATGGATAGATAACTACAACGATGACACAGGTAGAGTACATGGAAGGGTGCTTACTCTGCGAACTATTACTGGACGCATGGCACACTATGGTCCTAACATGGCTCAGATACCAGCAGTACGCAGTCCATTCGGTAAAGAGTGTAGGGATTGCTGGACAGTCAGTAACCCACATACACATAGTCTTGTTGGAACAGATGCGTCTGGTCTTGAGCTAAGATGTCTGGCACATTTGATGGATAACAAAGACTATACCAATGAGATCCTTAATGGTGATGTTCATACAGCCAACATGAACATGGCAGGTATAACAGATAGGGATCAAGCCAAGACATTTATCTATGCCTTCCTATATGGAGCAGGTGCTGAGAAGATAGGGAACATCGTGGGTGGTAGCAGGAAGAAGGGACAAGAACTTATAGATAAGTTCCTCTCGAACATGCCTGACCTTAAACGGCTCCGTAACAGCGTTCAGGAGGCCGCTCAGAGGCATAAGATCAAAGGTATAGATGGTAGATACCTTCATACAAGATCACCTCACTCAGCTCTTAATACTTTAATACAAGGAGCAGGTGCAACTGTATGTAAGGATTGGCTTATTAATATGATAACAAGAATAAATCGACAGGGATTAGATGCTAAACTTGTAGCATCAATACACGATGAGTACCAGTTTGAAGTAGCTAAGAAAGATATACAACAATTTGGAATCATAACTAAGGAAGGAATTAAAGATACAGAACGTAACTTAAAATTCAATTGTCCGTTAGATAGTACATGGAAAGACGGGGAGACATGGGCTACGACACACTAAAAATTAATGCTTGACATGTTGAACCGTTTGTGAGATAATTCGTTTCATAAACCAAACATATATAGGAGAATATATACTATGCCAGTAATTTCTGGAACCGCTTATTGGGCCGCTATTGTTAATCCAAACACCACCTTTGATTCTGATGGTGTGTGGTCTATTGATGTTGCTAACCTTGATAAGAAATCCCTTGACCTTTTAAAGAAGGATGGGCTTTCTATTAAGAATAAAGGTGATGATCGTGGGGACTTTGTTTCGATCAAACGTAAGGTTCGTCGGAAGGATGGATCTCTTAATCGTGCTCCTGATCTTGTTGATGGTCAAAAGCGTACAATGACACAGACCCTAATTGGGAATGGGTCGCTTGTTAATGTACACTACACCACCTATGATTGGGAGTTTAAAGGTAACAAGGGAGTTAGTGCAGACCTACGTGCTGTGCAGGTGACTGATCTTGTTCCTTATAATACAGAAGCTGATGAGGCTTTTGATGTTGTTGACGGTGGTTTCTCCAGTGAAGAAGGGGATGAAGATATTCCCTTCGCTTCGTAACACGTCCTGTGTGTGAGGGGGAGAGGTGTCTGTTTGTCGGGAGCAGGTGCCTCTCCTAACTTTAATATGAAAAATATATCTACATTAGTAGAAGATATCTATGATCTTTTTAGTCCTGAGCAATTGGATATGGATGAAAGAGAAATAGATTATCATGTCGATGAATTTGCAACCAACATAAAGGAGCACTTAAAACTATTTCTAAATGAGAAGCCTCGTGTTAAGGGCAATCTAAGATTGTCTGCCATAGGTAGACCAGAGAGACAACTGTGGTATGACAAGCACCTGTCACAAGACGAGGTAGTACCTCTTACAGCTTCCACACGTATCAAGTTTCTATATGGATATATATTGGAAGAACTTCTTATTGCCCTATCTCGTATAGCTGGACATAGCGTAACGGATACACAAAAGGAAGTTACCGTAGGAGGAGTTAAAGGACATCAGGATTGTATTATTGATGGCGTACTAGTTGATTGTAAGTCTGCATCAGGCAGGAGCTTTGACAAATTTGAGAAAGGTAGGTTGCAAAGAGATGATCCATTTGGATACATAGCTCAGATATCTGCTTATGCAGAAGGGAATGATCTTGATGAAGCTGCATTCCTAGTTATTAATAAGCAAACTGGTGAGATATGTTTGTTACCTGTTCATTCCTTGGAAATGATTAATGCTGATGATAGGATCAAGCATCTCAAGAAGGTAATGAAACAGGATAGTCCACCTGCCAGATGCTACTCTGATGTAGCTGATGGTGCTTCTGGCAATCGCAGGTTAGGTACATCATGTATCTACTGTGCTCATAAGAAGGAGTGCTGGAAGGATAAGAATGGTGGACAAGGACTACGTGTCTTTGATTATGCAAACGGATACAGATATCTCACGCATGTATCGAGGACACCTAGAGATGTACCAGAGGTTAAAGATTGGTAGATCACCATTGGTTACAGGTTGGTAGTGGTAAGGCATTTGTTCCTGACTTGGATAAGTTTGGATTCGTCTATATCATTACCAACCTTCACAATGGTAAGGCATACATAGGATGTAAACAATATATATTTTACAGCCGTCTAAGAGAGAAGGAATCTGATTGGAGAACATACACTGGTTCCTCCAAGTGGTTGAACGAGGACATTCAAAAAGTAGGTAAGAAGCATTTCAAGTTTGAGATCATAGCTGAGTATAAGAACAAACGTAGTCTAAGATATTATGAACTGTACTATCAGATGAAATACAATGTCCTTGCCTCTACTCTGGAAGGTTCAGATGAACATGCCTACTATAACTCACGAGTAGGTGGTAAGTTCTATCGGCCTGTTGAGAGCTATGAAGATCCTGAATGGAGAAAGAAACTATCTGAAAAACAAAAGAAACGATGGGAAGATCCTGAACAGCGAAAGAAACAATCTGAAAAGGCAAAGAAGTACTTATCAGATCCTGAAGTAAGAAAGAAACGATCTGAAGCACCAAGAAATAAACTTGGTCAATTCGCAAAGAAAAGAAAGAAGAATGAAAGACGATGATCCAGATATATTTGTAGACCCAATAGTTCAGTTCGACCATGAAGAACCAGAGCGACGATTGTACTTGGCCGTAATTATGCAAGCCCTGTTGGATGCATCAAATAAATTTCATAAGAATAACAAAGACAAGGCTGTTAAAAGATTGAGTAAGATCAATAGGGACAGGGCTGAAGCTTGGTTCTTTTGTAGCGTTGGTGTTACGTGTGACAACTTTGAATTTGTCTGTGATCATGCTGGTATAGATCCTTCTGTCGTAAGAGGGTTTGCTTATGAGGTTATTAATTCAAAGAAGAAGTCTAACTTTAGATATCAAATCTATGCTATACTATCGGGGAAATAAAAGGAGAGGAATGAAATGTCAACACGAGACTATCAAGTAGGTGGAGATCATTACAAGAAGCTGGAAGTTCAACCGATTGAATATATTTATGCGAATGAACTTGACTTTTTTGAAGGAAATATAGTAAAGTATGTAACCCGTCATCGCACCAAAGGTGAAGGAGCAAAGGACATTAAGAAGATTATTCACTATGCACAGATGATATTGGAACTTAGATATGGGGAGAACGTGGATGAACCTACCAACTGAGTATCAGTCTTTTATATATCTCTCTCGCTATTCAAGATGGATAGAAGATGAGGGACGTAGAGAAACATGGGATGAAACCGTAAACAGATTAATAGTTTTCTTCCGCAATCATGTGGAGAATAACCTTGGCGTTAAGAACCAGCTTGATGATAAGGATTGGAGCATGATCAAGAACTCCATCCTGTCACTTGAGGTTATGCCAAGCATGAGATCGTTGATGACTGCTGGACCAGCCTTGGAACGAGAGAACATAGCTGGCTATAACTGCTCGTATATACCTGTAGACAATCCTAAATCTTTTGACGAGATCCTCTATGTGCTAATGAATGGCACAGGAGTTGGCTTCTCTGTGGAGAGACAGTATGTTAATCAACTACCGACCATTCCTGATGTGGAATTTGAAAGAACCGATGACGTAATAAGTATAGCTGATTCAAAAGAAGGATGGGCAAGAGCCTTCAAGGATTTAGTATCCTATCTATACACGAATCGTATTCCAAAGATAGACGTTAGCAAGATACGTCCTGCTGGATCAAGATTAAAAACCTTTGGCGGTAGAGCCAGTGGACCACAACCATTGGTTGACTTGTTTGACTTTACCATACGTAAGTTTGAGGAGAGTAGGGGCAGGAAGTTAAGCTCTATCGAATGTCATGACATCGTATGTAAGATTGGAGAGGTTGTAGTTGTTGGTGGTGTACGTAGATCAGCCCTCATATCTTTATCTAATCTATCAGATGATCGTATGAGGTCGGCCAAGTCTGGTGCATGGCACGTAACAAATCCAGAGAGAGCTTTGGCTAATAACTCTGCCGTCTATACAGATCGCCCTGATACTGGTGTCTTCATGAACGAGTGGCAGTCTTTATATGAGAGCAAGAGTGGTGAACGTGGTATATTCAATCGTAGATCTGCACAAGGGAAGGCAGCACAGAATGAACGTAGGATATCTGACATAGACTTTGGAACCAATCCTTGCTCAGAAATTATACTACGACCTAATCAGTTCTGTAACTTAACAGAGGTTGTGTGCAGACCATTTGATGATAAAAATACTTTGGCACGTAAAGTACGGGTAGCCACGTTGCTTGGTACTATTCAAGCTACTCTCACTAACTTTGGATATCTGAGAAAGAGATGGAGAGATAACACAGAAGAGGAACGTCTACTGGGTGTGTCTCTGACAGGGATCATGGACTGCAAGTTGCTTAATAGTTCCTTCCAACGTCTGAACTACTCTGCAAAGATTCCCTACTTGAATGATACCTTGAGCTATCTACGTAATACTGCTATATCTACGAATAAGAAATGGAGTGAGAAGCTTGGTATTAAGCAATCAACTGCCATCACCTGTGTCAAACCTTCTGGTACTGTCTCTCAATTAGTTGATAGTGCCAGTGGTATACACACACGTCATTCCCCTTACTATATCCGTACCGTTAGAGCAGATGTTAAAGATCCTCTTACAATTTTCATGAAGGAACATGGCATTCCCAATGAGCCTGACGTGATGAATCCAGAGCACACCACAGTCTTTTCTTTTCCCATTGCGGCAGATCCTAAATCTAAATTTAGAAATGATTTGAATGCTATACAGCAACTGGAAAT